ACCTTCTTCTGACTACATTTGGGACAGGGTTTTTTGGTTGGCTTCTTGCGATCATCGATGCGGTGCATCTCCTCAAACTCATGATTGCAAGCCCTACAGATGTAGTCATAGAATGGCATGTGTCTCTATTTAGTTGTCTCTGAATAAAAATCTTCAGAGACCGCTCAAATGCCCTTTCTCGTTAGGTCCAGGTCGCACAACGACCGTTGCATCGTCACCCTTGACCCAAAAGAACTCCGGTCCCCAATCACGGGAATAGGTACTAACAAAGTACTGCGGTCCCCAGATGGGGTCGTTCTCGACCTTACGAACCGTCGCCATCTTGTCCATCGAACTGATGTACACCTTCACCGGTTCAACACCTTCATGAGTATTCTTGCTCATTTGACTGCCTCTAACTATATGCGAATGGCCCAACATCCAAATTGGGCGTTGCGTCAATAATACCCTTCTCTTTATGTCCTGTCAAGTCTTGACATGAAAGATTTTGCCTGTATACTCGACGGTATGATCTTGCTAGACATGAACCAAATCACCATTGCCAACTTGATGGCAGAATCCAAGGGCAAGCCAAACATGGATATCGGCCTGATCCGCCATATGGTGGTCAACTCAATTCGGTTGATCAGGCTTCGTTTCTCGCACGAATTTGGTGAGCCTGTTCTATGCTATGACTCCCGTGTACGGGCATGGCGCAAGGAGATCTTCCCACAGTACAAGGCCAACCGAAAGAAGATCAGGGAAGAGTCCGATATCAATTGGGATCAGTTATGGGACATCTTGCGTCAAATTAAAAAGGAGATGAAAGCGACTTTCCCATACAAACTGATGGAGGTAGATTCATGTGAAGGCGATGACATTATTGCAGTCCTTTCAAATAATCTTGAAGGAAAGCATTTGATTGTCTCGTCAGACCATGACTTCTTCCAACTACAGATTGATCCCAATATCAAGCAATGGTGTCCCCGAACGAAAGAATTCATCGTTTGCGAGAACCCGAGAGAAGAACTTGTGCGTCACATCATGAAAGGTGATAGTGGGGATGGTGTTCCCAATTTTCTTTCAGATGATTCCGTGTTTATTGATGGCAAGCGACAAAAGCCTCTTTACGAGAAGAAACTTGTTGATTGGATTCGGGTTCCGCTAAATACATTCTGCACGGATGAGATGATTCGTAACTATGAGCGGAACAAGACCATGATCGATTTCTCTCGCATTCCCGAGCGTATCAAGTCTGCAATCATGCAAGAATACGGTCAACCTATTGTTGGTTCCCGTGCTAAGATCCTGCCGTACATGATGGAAAACAACATGCGGCTTCTCATTGAACACTTACAGGAGTTTTAAACCATGACTTTTACCATTCCAGAGATTCTGATCGAAATCAAGACCAAGGCTAAGAACCCCGAAGACATGATTCGTGGTCTTCAGCAGAACAATATTGGCCCTGCTGCAATCAAAGAATTGCTTAGATATGCATTTGACGGACAGTCTTGGTACCGAAAGACCTTGCCCGACTTTACAGAAGACGGTAGTCCCGATGGTCTATCGCCATCCTCTTTGTGGTCAGAAACAAAGCGTTTTTACATCTTCAAGGAAGAGTACAACCTCTCTCCAAAGCGAAAAGACGAGATTCTGATTCAGATTCTTGAGTCTATCAGCAAGAAAGAGATTGACATGATTCGTTCGATGTTTGATGGATCATTCAAGTACTCATACGGAATCGATAAGGAGATGGTCGAAAAGGCATATCCCAATCTGTTTCGTCCACAGACACTAAGTCGCTGATAGTTTACTCCATGCGTACCTAGCAAGATAGAACGCATCAACAACATCTGAAACAGGACTAGAGCAGTTCTTGATACTAGGGGTCATCTCTTTCATGAGATCGACCCCTGTGTCTTTAATGAACTGTGCATGCATGGCATCTTTGTCGGAATTACCTTTGCCTGTGGCAAATTTCTTTAGGGCTGTTGGTGCAAAGACCTCAAACTGAAATCCCTCTTGCCACAACTTATGTTTCAGAAGGCCACAGTTTTCGGCTATATGAAACACCTTTCCTTTGGCTCCCATGGCATAGTCTTCAATCATGATCTTTGCGTCGGGATCATCAATACATGCCATTGCCCATTCAGATATGTAATCGAATCTCTCTTGTTGCGTGGTATATTCTTTGATTAGATCGCCAACAACTTCCATTTGCCCGACCGTTGTTTGAAACTTATGGAATTTACTATGCTTGTTTACATAGGTCAGATATCTGATGTGCCACTCCTCGCCGTCATAAAGTGCAACAGCAGGACAGGTCATCGAGTAATCAATACCATAGGCTCTCAAAACTCTCATATCATTATGTATTGACAATTGAAGATTTGGAGATACAATCTACGCAATGAACATCGAAAGAATCCGTGAAATGGCAGAAACCGACCTGAAAATGGACGGTACAGAACTTGCAGATGAGTCTGTTCGAATTCCTCAACTGCACGGAAAGTATCTCAACCTTTTCCATGATGAGTCTCTTGTACTTCGAAAGTATGAAGCAGACTACAAAGTTCTTCGTCGGCAAAAGTGGGAGTACTACTCAGGTAAGATGTCCAAAGAAGAACTCGCTGCTTTGGGATGGGAGCAGTTTGATCACCGAATCCTTCGACAAGACATGGATGTATACCTTGAGTCTGATGTTGACCTTCTGAAGATTCAAACAAAGATGGACATGCAGAGACAGAAAGTGGACTACTTAGACTCAATTCTCAAGGGAATCAACAATCGCCAATGGGTGATTCGCAACGCTATTGAGTGGCGTAAGTTCATGTCTGGTGTGACCTAAATACGAATGAATGAATGTGATAGGTGTTCGTCATGTAAACTCTGCGTTTATCCGTGTCCTTGCAGACAACGGAATCGCATATGAGTTGCAGGATTATTTCACCTATGATGTTCCGGGTGCTAAGTTCACTCCTGCGTTCAAGAACAAGTACTGGGATGGCAAAATCAGATTGTTCAATGCCTTCTCAGGACTTCTTCCTGCGGGACTGATTGAGTATCTTGCTGCATTTTCGCAGCAGCGTGGGTACACAATGGAAGTGGACTCACTTCTAGCAAGCCCCGAAATCAAAATCAACTGTGAGAAGGCCAAAGACTTCATTAAAAGTCTCAAGCCTACCGCAGGAGGTCAACCCCTCGATCCGCATGACCATCAAGTGGATGCGTTCTGTCATGCTATCAACAAGTCTCGTTGTGTACTCTTGTCACCAACTGCGAGCGGAAAGAGTCTGATCATCTACAGTTTATGTCGGTACTATCAAAATGTAATCAATCAGTCAAGGAAGATATTGATCGTTGTTCCGACTATCTCGCTTGTCGCACAGATGTATGCTGACTTCGATGATTATTCAAAGAACTCAGGGTGGGTAACTCACAAGAACTGTCACAAGATTCATGGTGGGACGGCTAAACTCACAGATCGTCAGATAGTCATCTCTACATGGCAGTCAATTCACAAAATGCCACGGGCTTGGTTCGACAATTTTGAGGTAGTCATAGGTGACGAAGCCCACCTTTTCAAGTCACAGTCTCTGACAACCATCATGAACAAGTTAGTGGACTGTCCGTACCGTATTGCTCTTACAGGTACACTTGATGGAACAAAGATTCACAAGTTGTGTATTGAAGGTTTGTTTGGACCCGTCAACAAAGTCGTATCTACAAAGCAACTCATGGAAAGAGAATTGTTGACGGCACTAAAGATCGAATGCATACTGTTCAAGTATCCGCAAGAGATTCGTGAAGCCTTACGAGGTCTTGACTATCAGCACGAAATCGATTGGATCGTCAACTGCGAAAAGCGTAATTTCATGATCTCCCAACTAGCAACATCAGTCAAGGGCAACACTCTTGTTCTGTTTCAGTATGTTGAGAAGCACGGCAAACCCTTGTATGAGATGATTCGCAAGATGGCACCGACTGAGATAGAGAACCGCAAGGTGTTCTTTGTAGCAGGCGAAACAGATGTTGATGATCGTGAAGAGATTCGACACATCGTGGAGAAGGAAGATAATGCAATTATCGTTGCTTCGTATGGCACATTCTCTACAGGGATCAATATCAAGTCTCTGAAAAATCTGATCTTTGCTAGCCCATCGAAAAGCAGAATTCGGATTCTTCAGAGTATTGGCAGACAACTTCGTAAGTCAGAGAACAAAGACATTGCAAAATTGTATGACATAGCAGATGATCTTCATTGGGAAGATGAAGTCAACTACACTTTCAAGCACTTCCTGTCACGAATGAAGTTGTATGACGAAGAAGGATTTCCATACAAGATTGTTAAGTTGCCTGTTTATGGGAAGGTGAAAACATGATGTACCCCATCAGAGTAGTGCGCCTAGCAAGCAACGAAACCATCATCTGTGGTATTGCAAAGGCGGGGTCCGTATATCAACTTGAGAGACCCATGTCGGTCTCATTCGTCGCACCTTTATCTAAGACAGGTAAGCCAGGTGAACCGATGATGTTTCTCAGACCTTGGATTGAATTCTCAAAGGATGAGATGTTCATTGTTCCCGAGCATGTAGTGGTCTGTGTTTCGAATCCATACAATGACATTCTCAAGGACTATAATGAAGCCAAGATCAAGTTTGATCTCTTCAATGCCAACGAAGACCTTGAGGATGCAAAAGACGATTTCTTTGATGACGAGGAAGATGATGGCGAAGAACTCGCCTAGTACTATAGGTACTTAAGTACTCTATATCTTACTCAATAGGGTAATATAGTACTCTAGTAACTTAAGTACTCTGGTTCCTTGTTACCCAAGGATATGTAGTAGCGAAAAACAGTACTCTATGTTCTGGTCAACCAATTCCTAAAGATTTTTCTCAACATTGAAACTACACCCTTTACAAAGTGGATTTTGGGGTTAAACTACCACCAATAACAACATGACCAAACGGAAAAAACAAAACCATTATATCGATAACCAAAGGTTCCTTGAGGAACTTATTGAGTACAAGAAAGTCCATCAGATAGCCAAGAAGGCAGGCGAGAAACCACCTGGCGTTTCTAACTATATTGGTCAATGTTTTCTTGACATTGCTAACAACCTAGCGAAGAAACCCAACTTCGCCAACTATATCTTCAAGGAAGAAATGATCTCTGACGGTATAGAGAACTGCATCATGTATACCGCCAACTTTGATGAGAAGAAGTCAAGAAACCCTTTCGCATTCTTCACACAGATCATCTACTACGCCTTTCTCAGACGAATCATGAAGGAAAAGAAGCAACTCTTTGTGAAGATGAAGTGCTTTGAAAACTCCGACAAAACAGGTAAGTTTAGAAACCGTATGGTAGAAGACAGTAAGTTCTCTGATTCAGAACCAAGAAGTGAGAACCCATACGCAGATTACTTTGCATTGAGCGACAACGATGTAAAGAACTTTGAAGGTACATCCGAAAACAAGATCATCAAGAAGAAGCGCAGAAAGCGCAAGTCAACCAAACAAAATCTAGAAGACTTGATGGAGTGAAATGGGCAAGATAGCAATCATCAATGACACGCACTTCGGTGCTCGTAATGACAACCCGATTTTTCTAGAACACTTCATGCAGTTTTTTGAGAAGGTGTTCTTCCCGTACATGCGTATGCATGATATACGGAATGTCATTCATTTGGGCGATCTTATGGATCGTCGCAAGTATGTTAACTTTAGCACACTCAATGTTGTGCAAAAGAGATTTGTGACACCATTGCTAGAACTAGGAATTACGCTCGACATTCTTCCTGGTAACCATGATGTGTTCTACAAGAACACGAATGAAGTCAATTCTATTCATGAGTTGTTCTATCACTCAGGGCTATGCCACAATTGGAACTTCTATTTCGAACCAAGAACAGTTGAGATCAAAGGACTTCGAATTGGAATGGTTCCTTGGATCACCAAAGCAAATGAGAAAGAGTGCTTAGATTTCATCGCAAAGAAAGATGCACAGATTCTCATGGGTCACTTTGAACTATCGGGATATGAAGTTCTTCGTGGAGTTGAACACCACGATGGTATGGATCCTAGTATTCTTTCGGGCTACGATGCTGTTTACAGCGGACACTTTCATTGCAAGCACAGCAAAGGAAACATCCACTATCTCGGTACACAGTATCAGATTACCTTTGGTGACCTACATGAACCGAAAGGATTCCATGTAATTGATACCGACACAGGTGAGGTAGAGTACATTCAAAACCCAATGAGACTCTTCACGCAGTTCACTTACAATGATGAAGAGCATCAGGATTTCTTTGATGGTTCGATTGATTGGAACTACTTTAAGAAGACTTTCGTCAGGTTGGTCATCGAAAAGAAGACAAACCCATTCATGTTGGATCGGGTCATTGACAAACTGAATGAAGAGGGGTCTCATTCGGTTTCAATTATAGATCAAACTCAGTCCAACAAGACAACAAAGACAGAGGAAAAGGTTGACTTGTCAAAAGACACATTGAGTCTGATCTGTGAGGAAATCGATAAGACCGAAGGAATTGAAGACCCAACTAGGCTGAAGAACATCATTCGTGAACTGTACATGGAGGCTCAGTCTGTATGATCAATTTCAAGACGATTCGATGGAAGAACTTTCTGAGCACAGGCAACAACTTCACAGAACTGTCTCTGACAGATACATCGACAACTCTCATTAGCGGAGAGAACGGTTCAGGAAAGAGTACCTTACTCGACGCTCTCACCTTTGCTCTATTCAACAAGCCATATAGAAGCATCAACTTACCACAGTTGACAAACTCAGTCAACGAAAAAGATTGTGTTGTTGAGTTGGAGTTCTCGGATGAAAAGAGCGAATACAAGATCGTTCGTGGTCAGTCTCCAAAGGTTTTTGAGATCTGGAAGGACGGTAAACTCCTAGATCAAGAGGCAAAAGCAAGAGATGGTCAGCGGATCCTTGAGGAGCAGATCCTCCGCATGTCATATAAGTCTTTTTGTCAGGTGGTCATCTTGGGTTCAGCGAACTACATTCCGTTCATGCGGCTACCAGCAGCAGAGCGTAGATCGGTCGTAGAGTCGATTCTAGACATCGGAGTCTTCTCCGTGATGAACACCCTCCTCAAGGAAAGAGTCAGCCAGATCAAGGAGGAGGCGACACAGATCGATACTCAGTTGGCTATTGCGAAGGAGAGAGTCAAGAACCAACGCAAGATTCTTGATGATGAACGCAAGCGAACTCTATCGGATAAAGAGTGGGAAACACAAGAAGTCGGTCGTACCAACGAAGAGATCGAAAAGCATCGAAAAGAAATTGAATCGATGGCTACAAGTATCGAAGCCATGTTCGAAAGTGTTGCAGATAAAGACTCGATCAGCAAGAAGCGTGAAGAATGTGTTGCTTTGAGAAATGCCATTGAGAAGAAGATCACTTCTCTCAAGAGAGAGGTTCAATTCTATGAAAGTAACAACAAGTGTCCAACATGCACACAGTCTATCAACGAAGAGTTCAAAAGATCCACTATTGATTCGAAGCGCAAGAAGTCTGATGATTTGAGTGGCGGTCTATCCGAACTGATGGTCAAGTATAAAGAATTCGATGACCGACTGAACACGATCACAGATGTTCTGCTTGAGATCTCTGCACTACAGTCATTGATTCACAAGAAAACATCGGACATCGATTCCCTGAATGAGTACATCGGAAAGATACGAGGCCGTGGGGGAGATACTACGAAGGTAATTCAAGAGGAGACTGAACTCTCTCGTCTTGAAACCGAGGAGTCAGAAGTGTTGGACTCAAAGAAGGAACTTGTAGAAGACAACCACTACCTGAACCTTGCTTCTGTTCTACTGAAAGATGGGGGCATCAAGAAGAAGATCATCAAGCACTACATTCCCGTCATCAATCGAACTATCAACAAGTACCTCAGCATGATGAACTTCTTTGTCAACTTTCATCTTGATGATGAGTTCAATGAAACGATCAAGTCTCGGCATCGTGATGTCTTCACCTATGCATCTTTCAGTGAAGGAGAGAAGAGAAAGATCGACTTGGCTCTGCTGTTTGCTTGGAGAGCCATGGCAGAGATCAAGAACTCACTCTCAACCAACCTACTCATTCTAGATGAGGTTCTAGATGGGTCATTGGACGATACCTCCACAGAAGCATTCTTGGAGATTGTGAATGGCATGCGTGGGCACGGGGTGAATGTCTTTGTCATCAGCCACAAGTCAAAGGAAGTTCTTCAGGACAAGTTCGAACGACATGTGCAGATGACCAAAAAGGGCAACTACAGCAAGATGGTGTGAAATAGAAAAGGACACCCTCCGACAGGTGTCCTTTCCAGAAGGCTAGATTCTGCGAAATCTGGCCGT